GGGCACCAGAACTTCTCCGACGACGAACTCACGGAGTTGAATCTGTCTCGTGAAAACATTCAGACAAAGACAAACGAGTATCCCAAGCGTCTCCCATCCATTGACGCTGATATTCATGTCGTTTCCGTCAAGGGTGAGAAGTTCTGTGTTGTTATAGGATTGCAAAACGGAGTACCATATGAAGTTTTCGGAGGGCATTTGAATGGTCTTAGCTTGAAGTCAAATTTTAAGCAGGGAAAAATCATTAAAGTCAAGGGGGGGCAGTACGCTCTTGAGATTGGTGACATCAGTATAGAAGATTTCTCAAAACAATTTACTCCCACCGAACAAATTCTCTTCCGTATGGCGTCTATGAGTATGAGGCATGGAATTCCGATTCGGTTCATTGTTGAACAACTTCAAAAAGCAACCAACGACATTACCAGTATGGCATCTGCTGCATCCCGAGTTCTTAAAAAGTATATTCCAAATGGTGAAGGTGTTGCCGGTCAAGTATGTCCGTCGTGTAAATCTACGGCTCTTTATTATGCAGATGGGTGTGTTACTTGTTCCTGTGGGTGGTCGAAATGTTCATAAATAAAATGAATTTTTGCTCTATTATCTCATATGTATTGTACAACATATATGAGACGGAATACGAAATTTAATGATTTGACTGGAAAGCGGTTTGGGAAGTTGACGTGCTTGAGGCAGGGAGATTTTTGTGGAAACCATAGGACATGGATTTGTAAGTGTGATTGTGGAAACATACACAAAACACTAGCCACCAATTTATTGACCGAAAAAATAAAATCATGTGGATGCCTTGGTAGTTCATATGGAAAAAATAATGTTAACTGGAAGGGGTACGAAGAAATAAGTGGTCAATATTGGAAGAGTTTACAAATAAGAGCGAAACGAAAAAGTCTTCCGGTTTCTATTTCTATGCGAGAGGCGTGGAACAAATTTATTAGCCAAAGAAAAACGTGTGCTCTCTCTGGTCTTCCGCTAACCTTCCCAAAAAACAGAAGGGAAAGGTCCGAGGCAACGGCGTCTCTTGACCGGATAGACTCTTCCAAAGGATATGTCCCCGGCAATATACAGTGGGTTCATAAAGATGTCAATACGATGAAGATGGATTTCCCTGAAAAATATTTCTTTGGGTTGTGTGAGAAAATAGTCGGGCACAAAGCTTAATCATAGTTTTCCTGTGTTTTTGCGGGTGTGTTAGTATATTTATAGGTGTATGGCAACTATGAACGAAATCACCTTGAGAGAATTTTTTGATACCCGAATACGTGAACAAGAGGCTCAGTTCAATATCAAAATCTCTGCTTTGGAAAAGGCTATCATTGTAGCTGCAACTGCGATGGAAAAGCGGCTCGAAGGAATGAATGAGTTTCGAGACCAATTGCGTGACCAGACGGGTACTTTCGTGACCAAACCCGAATACGGCCAACAGATGTTGAGAGTGAACGACGATATTAAATCACTGTCCGACATAAAGGCACAATTCATTGGGAGACCCGAGCACGATGGTATGTTTGTCAAACTCAATGATGACATACGGGTGTTGAGGGAGTCCAAGGCGAACCTAGAAGGAAAGGCCAGTCAATCGTCTGTCAATATTGCGATGATTATTGCTGTCGTCGGAATAATTCTGGGAATCGTGGGCATTGTCAACCGATTTGTTGTTTCTCCGTCTGTTCCGACCTCACCCCCCGCAATAGTCCAGCCGGTGAAGTAAGTAAGGCGTTTTCGGTAAAGGAACGATATTTATAAAGTAGCCATGAATTCCATCAAATTTCAAAACATGATTCGCCGTGCTCTAGTCGAAGAGATAGAGAAACGCAGTTCTACCGGAGAAGGCACCACTTATTATGAGCGTGTGCCAGAAGTTAATCACATTGAAGATTTGAGAACGAAGCACATTTCGCCACATCAGCGGGATAGTCGCACCAAGGATGAAATCCTTCAAGACATTACTAAGGCTGCTAAATCCATTGATTCTAGCATTGTTGTTGTGTGGGATGACCATGATGATATTTCCGTTTCTGGGCGTGACATGATTCGAGTTCGCATTAGCCCACGATGGGAGAACAGTTACAATATTGAAGCGATGATTCGTAATGAAGACCGAATTTACGTTACTAACCAGACCCTCGACCAAGTTGTTGAGTTTCTCAAGATTAACCTCAAGAATACCGATACTGCCGTGGATAAGGCGATGGGTAAAGTAGCTAAGAACAGGGAAGACCAATCGCCGCCTCCTGATAAGGGAATGCCACAAAAAGATAAGCCAAAGATTTTGCCACTTACTAACGAAAAACCTTCCGAGACGAAGAATAAAGAGAAAAACTATACTGAACAGCAAGTCAAGACAGAATCAGACCTTCCTGAAAAGCCGATGAAAGATGCTACGAAGTTCGAACGACAACTCGACCGCAAATCTCGTAGTGCAATGGCACTTCGCAAGGAAAAGATGAACTATCCCCCACGTAACCCCAACACGAAGTTGATGGTTAAGCCGAGCAAGCACGAAACCAGCAAACTGTAATTCCATTCACCATTTCAAAAATTGAGGGAGCCGTTTTGGCTCCCTTTTTCGTTTGACATGGGATTTCGTTTATGGTAAGCTTGGGCCAATGCAAGACTCAGAAGTTGATGATATTCTGAGGGACTGTGTGTCTCTCAAGCCCAAAGAACTGATAATTTCGGACCTCAAATGGAAGTACCTTGTACGTGCCATTATCAGGTCCAAGAACATCATGGTTATCGGCCCCTCGGGGTGTGCAAAAACAATGGCGGCACGCTGCGTGGCCGAAGCTCTCAAGCGTCCATTCGAGAAATTCAATGTTGGGTCCACCCAAGACGCCCGAGCCACTCTCATAGGCAACACTACCTATCGAAAGGACACGGGAACTGTATTCCATCAATCGGCATTCGTCAAGGCGATTACAACCCCCAAGACTGTCGTGTTGTTGGATGAACTTACTCGTGGCACCCACGATGCTTGGAACATCTTGATGACTGTCACTGACCCGACCCAGCGATATTTGCGACTTGACGAAGATGCTACAAGTGCAATAGTCACTGTGGCAGAGGAAGTTAGCTTCGTGGCGACTGCTAACATCGGCAATGAGTTCACCGCAACCAAGGTGCTGGACCGAGCCATTTCCCGCCGCTTTCCCGTGAAGCTTGAAATGTCCTTGCTGTCGGCAAGCGAATTGAAGTCCCTCTTTAGCATTCTTTTCCATTCAAGGACTGACGAGGAAATTAAGCTGATGAAGACCCTTGCTTCTATCTCGGATGACTTGGTTGCTCAGTGCAAAATGGATGACCCCAAGATTTCCATCGCAATCCCTCCTGCTAACATGGTGGAAATGGCCGAGTTAGTGATGGATGGATTCAACCTCGAAGAAATCGCCGAGGCTGCTATTTATCCAGAGTACCCCGATGAAGGTGGGGCCGATAGCGAACGTACCTTCGTGAAGTCAATCATGCAGAAGTACTTCCCGAATAACGTGAAGAGTCCAATCAACGACCCGTTAGCCAACAAGAAGAAAGCATCATTCTAATATGAAAGTCATAGTCAGTTATTTAGGAAAGTCCGAGGAATACACTTCCAAGTTTACCAAGCAACAGGAAGCTTACCTTGATGCCGCCAAGCAGGCGATGAAGAATCTTGACCCTACTCAGCCGAGAAATGTCTCGGTCATATTGCAATGCTGTCGCAAGGGTACGAAGAGGTCACACTTTTACAATACCTATTTCGTGCTGCTTGCTGCGGGTATGGCCGAAGAGGCTGACCGAATACGCAGCAGATTTAAGACTCAGTTCGATATTGATTTGGCCAAGGAACCCGCCCGAGCATAATGCATCTAGGCAAGAAAGTCTCACCAGCAGAAGTTGACTTCTGGCTGGATACCGAGAGGTATGCAAACTTCATCGAAGAGGGGCTTGACCCCAAGAACAAGAGTCTTGTCTTTAACATTGATATGGTGCGGCTTGCTTCCATTAGGTCTGCCGTAGCTAACTTCGTCCGCATTCTTACCCGCCGAGTCATTCCTGTCTATTTCTGCAACTCACCCGACAGTTTCAACTATGCGGGGAAGCAAATCTACATCTCGGCCAAGATAAACACCAAGCGGGACTTTGACGTTGCTGTTGGGCTGGCTCTCCATGAGGCGGGACATACTCTTCTGACTGACTTCGATATAGTAAAGCACGCTTACCAGAACGTTCCGAGGAAGATATACAAACTCTCAGACGCTAAGAACATTCGGCGTGCCTCGATGGAAAGGTTCATGCATGGCATGTGGAATGTGATTGAGGACCGTTACATAGACACCTACGTTTTCAATGAGGCTCCCGGCTACCGTGGTTACTATGCTGCCATGTACGAGGAAATGTGGAACTCGGTGGAGATAGACCTTAAGTTGCAGAGCGATGATTGCCGTTATCCAAGTCTCAAGTCCTACGACTTTCGCATTACCAATTTCACCAACGAGCATACGGACCTTCTCGCCCTGCCTCGGCTTGAAGATATAGCTCGCATCATTGACATAAGCCACATAGACCGACTGACCACGACGAAAGACCGCATAGAGACTGCGTTCGAGGTAACAGAGGTCGTATTGGATTGTATAGACAAGCAGGAGAAGCTTGAAGCCAGCGGTGCTGGTAGTGGCGGTAAGTCCCAGAGACAGCAGCAAGGGTTGGCTGACCCACGGGACTATTTCGATTTCGGGGATGGGGAAACTCAAGCCAACGATGGGGATGAAAAGACGCCCGAAGGCAAGGGCAAGAAAGATGGCTTTGGTTCCGACGAAGAAGAGACAAAGGACGTTGGAACTGAGATGATAAAGGAAATCTCTGATGTCATCAGCGGACGAGACCCCCACCCCGAAAAGCTTAAGGATAACGAAAAGGCAGTCAATCAAACTTCCGATATGCCAGTGGATAGGAAAGACGCTCGTGAGATTGACGCCCTCATGGAGAAGCAACGCAAGTTCATGCAGGGCGATATTACGAAGGAAGCGGTGACTGATTATCAAAAGGCACTCCTAGACCTGATTGAGAAACATGGCATTATTATAGTCCAAGTGGATGTACCTATGGTAGTGGCAGGAAACAATACGTGCTTCAAGGTGGATTGCGTGGTGGTCCATAAGATGTCCAAAGAACTCGTCCTGTCGGGCAATGGCGTGTTTCCCATGTCGGGGGCTATGCAGATGGGTCAGGACACCCCAGAGCCTCCCAAAGAGGTCGCAGACGCCGTTAGGAAGGGTGTGGTACTGGGGTCTAAACTGGGTAGGAAGCTTCAAATACGTATGGAGTCCAACCCCGCCAAGGAACTCCGAAAGAAATACGGCAAAATCAACAAACGGCAGCTTCATGAGGCTGCTTTCGATGCGGATGACTTCTTTCAGCGGATATACATTGACCCCCGCACCGGAGCCAACCTTCACATTACGGTAGATGCCAGCAGTTCAATGTCGGGAGAGAAGTGGTATCGAACCATGACTGCCGTGGTAGCTATATGTAAAGCGGCGAGCATGATTGATAACATTCACGTTACAGTCTCCTTCCGAACAACCCAATACACAAATGGCACAACACTTCCATATGTCGTGCTGGCGTATGATTCGAAAGAGGATAAGTTCAACAAAGTCAGGACACTCTTCCCGTATTTGGTTCCTACGGGATGCACCCCCGAAGGATTGGCATTTGGAGCTACCATGAGCCTGTTTGAAGGTATTACTCCTGATGAAGAAGACCGCTATTTCCTTAACCTCTCCGATGGTGAGCCTTGTTTTCACATGGTTGCGCTCGACACGGGACTAGGATTATCTTACAGTGGGGAGACAGGAGCCGAGCATACCAAGACCCAAGTGGATAAGATTCGTCGCCTCGGGGTGGAGATTCTGAGTTATTACATCGAAGAGGATTACCTATGGGGAGACCCGAACGTTCAGGCATCGCAGAAGCAGAAGCAGAAGTCCAAGGATGACCCGAGGATGGTATGGTTTCGGAAGATGTATGGTCGGAATGCGAAATTTATCCGTGTTAATGAAATAACTGATTTAGCAAAAACACTAAACGAATTATTTCTGACGAAAAGAGGAAGTCAATGATATGTATTGTATGAACGCATAGGAGAAAGGATACTATACATATGACATTAGGAGACCACGGAAATTTTTATCAGTTGATGTTTAGCATAGAAACGATTAGTTATTTCGTTTATACTATAGAGTTGGATGGAAAGGTAATTTATGTGGGTCAAACCAAAGATATATTTGGGCGGCTTCGGCAGTACAAATGTGTATTTCTAAAGAGAAAGTGCCATAACCCTAAACTCCAAGAGTTGTTTGATTCTGGCGACCTCCAACGGGCCACGTTTGACATTGTAGCAATGTCAGCAACACGTCGGGAAATTCTTAAGATAGAGAATGACTTTATCGGGGAGCATCGAGACACTTGTCTTAACAAGTATGATACATTCTCCGAGTCAACAAGAAAAAAAATATCAACCGCCGCCAGAAAGATGTGGACGGACCCTAAAACAAGAAAAAATATTATAAGTGGTCTTTCCAAGAAACATACTCTTACTTCCCCCGAGGGAATAATTTACGAATTCTCAAATTCTTATGAGACAAAAGTGTTTTTAGAAAAGATGGGACGCCATCTTCATAAAAATGACCGAAAGCGAATCGGGTATCAAATGCTTGAAAGTTGTGGAGAAAACAAAGGATGGAAGATGACTATAGATGGGAAGCGACCACCGTCCAAATGGTCTCGGGGAATTCTCAAAACTCCTAATGGAGAAGAAATCCCTATAAATGGAAAGTGGGAACTTGTAAATCTCAATCGAGAAAAACGGCTCCGTATGAACGTAAATCGTTTAATGAGACGGGGGGAATGGCGGGGGTTTACGTTTATTTCAGACGTAGATAAAAATAATGCTTGACATATTATATCCGCCGTGGTAGTATGACTACAATCCCGAGAACATCTAGTTAACCCATATGAAACAAAAGAAAAACAAGACAAATCAAGTTGTAACATGGCCCACCGCTACGTTATTCACCATCAAGGAACTCCATCGTCTCAATCCGAAGTTCGTCGAGATTACACTTCGGGTGAGGTTGGGTAAGGCAATTACAGAGACGCAGAAAGTTGCTGAGATTGGTTCCATCCCCGGTGAGAAGGGTCGCCCACAGAAGGTGTTTTCCATGACTCCTGTGACAAAGCTGACATTGGAAAAGGCTAGAGCCGAGCATATCAATCTCGTGGACAATGCTGACAAGTTGGTTCAATACGTTTCTGTAACCAACCCCGTTTCCACCCCATCTGTGAATGTAAGTGCGCCAGCAACAGCCACGGCGACAGCGACCTAACCTCAACCTTTGATGCCGTGTATTTGGTATGGACAAAGACCAGATTCTCAAAAAGTTACGACCCAAACTTTACCAGATATACGGCATCTTCAATTTCAGCACCAAGGAGTTGATATACGTCAGCCTTGACTATGACGAAGTAGAACTACAGTTTGAAATGGATGACTATGGTGAAGATGCCGACATCATCTGCTTTACGACGTTGGTGCATTAGTATCGAATGAGGTACTTGCCAATGGTTTCGATGGGACCATTGTAGGTTTGAATCCTTCTGAATCCATTCGTGTCCAAGATGTAGGAGTAAATTAGCACCTTTGTTGCCTTGGGAACATTCATGAGTTCATCAAGCTTCTTGACATGCCCGATGACTATTGTTTTTCCGCCCCATATGATAGGTATATTTAAGTCTTTGTCGAAGAAGACGAGAGTATTGAGGTTCATGTAAAAGAGATGGAACACGGCCCCAGCAATTTTACCCTGTTTTTCTGAGTTTATGACGTTTTGTGCAAGCATTAGGAGTCTCCTTTTCGGATATTGTCTATCTTCCACAGTGGTTGATAGTTTGTATAATTAAGTGCCATAAGTAGTTGATTCCTATCAGTAAGATTAAACCGAGACAATGGAATAATATGGTCAAGTTCCCATTCGCCATAGTTGTCCCACGTCATACCCGGTGAAAATTTAGTGGTTATGTATGTTTTGAAGTCCTCAATGGAACATCCTAAATCACGAATGGCAGACCCCGCTTTAGATTGGTGCCTTAAAGCTGTGTTTAGTCGGCTGCGAAGATTCTCTGATACTTTGAAGTTGGGGTCTGTTCGGCGTCGTCTTTCTCTATACATTTTTTGATACATTTGGTATGCAAACTTGTTTTTCTCCCGATACCATATCATGTATTTTCTCTTCTGGGAACGATGGCGTTTATGGTATTCGAGGACTTTTGGCTTATTGTTATTGCGCCACAATTTGTAGTACTCTTTGTGCTGTTGATAGTAATTTTTGCGATAGTGTTTCAACTCGGCTATGGTCATACTATAGTGAAAACTCCCACGACCCTAAAGGGTCGGGGCTTCTATGCTTTATTACAAGCAAGAGATTGTCTTCCCAATCTCAAAATGTTTCTCGCAGCGTTTATGTCTCGGTCTAAAGACAACCCGCAAGAACAAGTGAAAACTCGGTCTTTCAACTCCATTATCGTTCTTGTTCCGCATTGGCTACAAGTTTGGGATGTATATGCGGGGTCAATCTTTATCAGCGTCTTACCAGCGTATTCTGCTTTGTAGGACATTATGTTTCCAAACATACTCCACGCTACATCGTTTATCTGCTTACTACACCATCTTTTCTTCAACAACTTATTCGTCTCAATATCCTCAATATACACGAAGTCATATCGGTTTAGAATATCGTTGGTTGTCTTGTGAAGAAAATCGTTTCGCTTATTGGCTATCCTTTCGTGTATCCTCTTGGAGACCTTCCATTTCTTTTGCTTCTGTTTCTTTCCAAGTTCCTTCTGTTCCTTCTCAAAGAACCTCGGGTTGGCTATCTTGGCCCCATCGTCCATCGTAGCGAAAGACAGAATGCCTACATCTATTCCAACGTCTTTGCCTGTCCGTCTAAACTGCTTTCTCTTGGGAACATCACAACACGAAATAGCAACGAACCATTTGCCAGTCGGGGTCTTGGATATAGTAATAGTTTTTGGAACCCCAATCAACTTTCTGTGAAGTAGAACCTTTACGTCTCCCACTTTGGATAATGATAGTTTGTCTTTCACCAACTCACAACCATTACCATACTGCGGATAGCAGATGGAGAAGTATCTGCCTTTGCCACGAAACCTTGGGTAGCCAGCTTTCTCGCCCGTTTTCAATCTTCGGAAAAATCCTTGGTATGCTAAATCAACTCGTATGGCAACATTTTGGAGGACTTGGGAATAGACAGAAGTGAGTTTGGGATAGGTGTCTTTTAGAATGGGTATTTGCTTGATGGTGTCGTAGCACGACACAGATTTCTTTTCCTTTTCCCAACTATTCTTGCGTATTCCAAGAAGATGATTATAGAGAAACCTACACGTTTCCAACTGACCATTGAGGATGGCTTCTTGCTTCCTCGTTGGATACATTCTGTATTTATATGTAAGTTTCATCTTTCACATATAAGTATATCACATTTTCACAAAACGTCAATCTATTTATGATTGTGGGTCGCCTTTCATCCCCTACCCTAAAGGGATAGGGGTTTTCAGGCGACTCGGATTATAAATAGGGAGATGTGGGGTCAAATAGTGATTAAAATAAGTTGCGTGTCATCCACTTGAATGATAAAATGAGCGCACAATGAGGAAACAAGCAGATAGTTATGGGAAAGACCTTCCGCAGAGATAAGCCGTTCCGTCCGAAGGCGCATGGACGGGTGTTCAATAAGGACTTTCAACCGTGGAAGAAGCCGAAGAAACAGTCCAAAGGGGACGAGAGAGCGCCCGCCTCTGAGGACATAACACAGACAAACACATGACTATCGTACTATCTATCCTACTGTTGCTTACCATTGCTGCAATTGCAGTCTTGGCCAAGATGATTGTTGCCCTCACCAAGAAGGTTGAATCACTACAACTCGCTCTAACCGAGTTCAATACCCCTCTCAAAACCCTCGATGACCAAGTGAAGGTCATATACGAACGAGTGGATAAGATTGATGACCGAATTCCAATCATCATTGGGTGGTGTGAGACCTTGAGAGAGAACCAAGACACCCTACAGGGTGATATGGAAAAAGCATTCTATGGCACCAAGAAAGACATCCGCAAAGTCGAAAAGCAGCAAGAGCGAGCAGCAGCTACCGAAGCGCAAAAGTCTGTTTGACCATGTTAAAGCAATTCGGCAAGAGAAAGACCCGAATTACTTCAACAATCTGTCAGAGGATGACCGCAAGTCGTTCAATCACTTCATGATTGTTCGGGCGCTGTCAATGGACGCTGCCATCGTTGAAGAGATGGCGCAACTCTACCAGCTATTCGACAAGATTCCCTCCCCTCAGTTCTATCAACTGCTTGTGGCACTTGTGCCGCAGGACTTTCGCTTCTACAAGTGGATTAAGTCCCGCAAGATGAAGCATAAGAAGGAACTCCTTCAAATTGTAGCCAAGAGGTTCGGGGTATCACAGTTTGAGGCCAATGACTACATCAACATCCTTTTGAAGACTGAGGATGGTCAGGGAGAACTTGTATCCATCTGTCGGGCATTCGGTATGGATGATAAGGAGATGGAAGAGGTCTTTGACGATAAAGGCAAAAGATGAAGAGTGAAGAGTGAAAGGAAATGATATGTTTAGTAAAATATGGAAAGTATTCAGGGCATCTTGTACCAATTTGGATGGTATAACCCGAACAACCTATAGAGGGAAGTTATTTGGGATTACAATCTTGAAGTGGAAAACAAAACATAAATCGTGTGTCTCCGATTGGAATTGAAAATAATTGTTTTTCAGTAGTTTTTTCAGTATTGAATAATACTTATAGGTATGGGAAGATACAGAATGTATAAGACCAAGAAAGACCGCCAACAAGTGAAACAAAGGTGGAATCATGAGTATTATATCCGAAACAAAGAACGAATTGACCAACGAGCAAAAGAACGATACCACGAAAAATTGTCCCCAGTGCGGGAAGTTGCTACGTTATAGCAATAAATATGATTGTAGAAAATCGGCAAGGAAAAATAGTACGTGTAGGGAATGTGTTGCAGACAGATATAGAATAAGCGGTTGCTATTCGGGTAAAAATAATCCGTTTTATGGCAAAACACATTCCAATGCCACTCGCAAAATAATGTCGGAAGTGGATAGGTCTTGGATGCTCGGGTCGGCGAATCCAATGAAAGATAAGAAAACAAGAAAACATTTTTCCGTTATGTTTCGGGGGGACAGAAATCCTAATTATGGAATTCCAAAACCCGAGGAAATAAAGAGGAAGTTGTCTGTCATGTTTTCTGGAAGAGGCAATCCAATGTACGGGAAACCTACTCCCAATGGCGCAGGCAATGGGTGGGCGAATTGGTACAAGGGATTTCATTTCAGAAGTTTAAGGGAACTCCAGTATTACATAAATGAAATAGAAAATTATAATGTTGTATGTGAAAGTGCTCAAAGCAAACAATTTAGAATACCATATAAAGATTGGTCGGGAGTAGATAGAACATATAAACCCGATTTTTTCGTAGATAACCATTGGTTGATTGAAGTGAAACCACGGAAGTTGTGGAATACAAAGACGGTTGTATCCAAGAAACTTGCGGCAGAAGAATTTTGTAGGCGAATGGGGTATGAATACAAACTTGTGGATGTAGGACTAAACTCATTGCTACTCAAAGAAAAATATCTCAGCGGAGAAATAAGATTTGTAGATAAGTATAAATCCCGATTTGAGAAATACATAGGAGTTACATAGAATATGATTGTAATAGGAGTTTCGGGGTTTGCCAAGGCGGGTAAAGATACTTTTGTCGCCATAGCGAAAGACATACTTAAGAAGAATAATTACACGCCCCTTCGATTAGCGTTCGCCGATAAACTCAAAGACGAAGTGCAAGAAATGCTCCGTAAGAGTAGATTTTCACTGGATGTTTTGAATCTTTCGGCGGATGAAAAAGAAAGGGTAAGACCCCTATTAGTTTTTTGGGGTTGCCAGCGACGATTTGAGAGCGAGGGTGGATTGTACTGGGTCAATGAAGTGGACCATCAGATTGAAGACCTTATTGCCGATTGTGTTGCGGAGGGAGAGTCCCCCGATAGGCGAGTTGTTCTTGTTTCTGATGTTCGGTTTCCCAATGAGGCCAAGTGGGTACATGAGAAATGGGATGGC